GACGATGCTGTGCAAGTCGGCGGTCTCCTGTTGCATGGCGACCAGCCGATAGGTCGCGGCGGCTTGGAACAGAGCGGCGGTGAGGTCGGTGGGCTCGGTCGCGAGGGCATGGCGCTCCAACCATCTGGCGAGGGCAAGGTAGTCCTCTGCATCGATTGCGCCAGTAAGGGTGGTAGGTTTCCGGTCAGCCATGGTCGCGGTTCCTTCGCGGTTGTGGTCAGGGCTGCACGGTGCGTCGGAAGCACTGTGCGGCCCGTTTGTTTTTACCGGCATGGCTTCCGGGTAGGAAGGTTTTTCCGGCACGGCATACCTCGCGTCATACTCGCTGAGGGACGTGGCATACGTCCTTACGTCATACTTTCCCCCCCCCCTTTAGGGGGGGAAGTTATGACGAGTATGACGACGTCCCGAAATACGTCATGCTCGTCATACCTCGTCATACTAGGGTGCCGAGTATGACGAGGGCAGATCGCGCAGGACTGCGTCGGCTCTGGCGCGGTCCAGGACCAGTCTCTGGCGGTCGTGCCCGCCGACCCTGTGGGTGACCACGTAGACCACGCCGGCCTTGGTCCACTGGCTGAGGATGCTGCCGGCTTGATCGATGCTCTTGCCGGCGTGTCGGACGATGCTGTCCCCGGCCCACTGTCGCTGCCGGCCACGGCCCGCCGACCAGACCTGCGTCTGATCGTCCAGGTCGGCAAAGATCGCGGCCATGGTCGGGTGGTCCATGCCGCCGAACAGTTCAGGCGGGTCCCACCGTTTGATCGCCTGCACCGAATCGCCAGCCGGGTAGGCTGGGTCGACGCGGTCGTTGCCCAGCGCCACCGGCACCAGTTCGTACCAGTCGGTGGCCTGGGCCTTGGGCGCCATGTTCGACTTGATATCGACCATGCGGACGAAGGCGGTGCGTCTGTCATCTGCCATACCGAAGCCCTTGGCCTCGGCGTCGGTCATCTGCTGCATGGCGCGGGCGATGCGGGCGCCGTCGACCAGCGAGGTGGCGCCCCGGAACAGATCGCGCCCATCGGTATCGAGGTCGCCGCCCTTGCGGAAGTGGCACGGCACCAGCATCGAGCATTGAGTGTCGCGGGCGATCTCGTTGGACGCCGAGATCAGCACGTCCATGGCGTCATTGCTGCTGCCATCGACGCTGTGCGCCTTCACCAGGGGGTCAACGATGGTCAGTAAGATATCGTTATCGTTGATAAAATCCTTACAGTCCTCGACGCTCGGGGTGAATCCAGCGGTGCGATCGCCGGGCGTGTATGCCACCAGCTTCAGCACGCCATCGGTGAGGAACAGCCGCCCGGCGATGTCACCGGGCAGTATCCCGTGTTGCATCATCGCGGCGGCGATGCGGCGTTGCATCTCGGCTTTGTCGTCCTCCAGGGTGACGAACCAGACGTTGCCCTGGACGAAGCTGTGCAGGCCGAGGATGTCGCGCCGCCCGGTGATCGCTGCCATGGCCGCCGCGACCGCCCAGGCGGTCTTCCCGGTGCCTCCAGGTGAGCCAAGCAGGGTGGTATGCCCGCGCATCAAGGCGGTCCCCAGCAGCCAAGGGCGGGGCGGCAGGAGAGTGGGGTCGACCCAGCGCCATAGGTCGCCGCTCACAGGGGGCGCGGTGGCGCCATTGGTCCTGCTGCCCGTGCCTGGGCCTACCCAGTCGGCGCCTGGGCCGTTTGCGCTCATGTCACGTGGTCCCCCTGTTGGCGGCGCTGGCGATGGTTCTCCTGGCTTCGGGGTCGGCGAGCCCCGTGCTGACGGCGATCGGCACCAGCAAGGCCTCGACCTCGCTGGTTTTCAGCCCTTTGCCGAACAGCCGGCAGGCTGCCCAGAACAGCAGGGCGTTGCGCTCACCCTCTGCGGCTGCCGCTACCTTGTCCAGAAGCCCGCGCAGGGCAGCCTCGCCATCGCCGCTCCATACCCCCCGCTCAGCCGCTGGAGGCGCCACAGGAGGCTCCACGCGGCGGCGCAGCCATGCTGGCCACGGTGCCGGCGGCGAATGGTCGAGACACTCCAGCCCGGCGGCGAACCAGTGGATCACGTAGCCGCCCTCGCCGCGCACATCGATGCCCCGCACCGGGCGGTTGGTGCTGTTGGGCAGGCCGGCGGCGTCGCGGTAGTAGCAATGCACCCCGCCAGATCGCGTCCTGTACGCCTGGGTCGGAAGCAGGAGGCGGTTGTGCGCCATCCACCAGTCGACCGCCTCCTGGTGCTTCACGTCGATGTCGAGCACCCACACGCCCGACACGGCACCCGTGGCGATGCCGATGAGCGGTGCGGGATACCGCCGCCACAGCGCCTCGATCTGCGCTGGATCGCGCGACGCGTCCTTGAACCCATGCGGGCAGGCGGGGCGCTTGTCCAACCGACACGGGAACACCGCCCACCCACAGTTGCGGGCGAGGTTGGTCGCCATGGTCAACGCATCGTCAGCCGACGGGACGAAACTTGCTTCTGTGGATGTTTCGGGGATATCTGACATTGTCTGATCCTTGGTGGGATGGGACGCGCTTCGGTGGGGTGGTCCTTCATCGGGGTCACGGTTGAACCTTCGTTTGGTAGACGACGGGTCACACGCTCCAGGGAAGGCTTGGCAGGCTCCTGGAAATGGCAAAAGGGCCGGTGGGATTGCCAGCCACCGGCCCTTCGCTCATATACCATCCGTCTCTTGTGTGTATGCTTCGCGGCCCCGGTTCGCTCGACACGTCCGGGGCCGCAACTATGTCTGGCTCAGTTCTGGATCACCACGCAGCCCGCCTTGCGGATCAGCCGGGCGTGGCCAGCCGCTGACGTGCGCTTGGGCGCGTAGCCGCTTGGCGTCTTGCTGCTGCGCTTGACCGGATAGCCCAGCCATACATGCTCCAGGCCAGGGCTGCGCGCCTCCACCACCCGGTAGAAGCTGCCGGCACTGTCCCGAACGATCATCGTGTCTTGCATCTCTTGTCTCCTTGTGTGCGCCCTCCTTGTGCCCTTCTGCCTTGACAGTGTCAAGAGACATTTAGCCCTTGACAACATGAAGCCGCTTCAGTCACGCTGCCGGCGCGCGAAGGCATTGGGTCATATCGCGTGGAAAACAGGAGCCCCACATGGGCAAAGAAGCAGCCGACAGCTGGCAGCCGCCGGTCGTCGTCGATCTTGATACCATCAATCCGCAGGCACTGGAATCGGCACTCGACCAACTGAAGGCCTACGTTGCCGGCCAGACCCTGCCACCACTCAGCATTCAGTCAGGCTGGCACACCGTCACACCGCAGATCGCGCTGGACTGGCTGTGCCGCAACCGGGCCAACCGCCGGGTAACCCTTGCCATCCTGCGGAAATACGCCCGCAACATGGCCGAAGGGCGCTGGAAGAAGACCGGGCAGGGGATCGTGTTCGACTGCCAGGGCAAGCTGCTGGAGGGCCAGCACCGCCTGCTGGCGTGCCTGTTCTCCGGGGCTACGTTCACCACCTACGTGGTCACCGGCGCCGCCGACGACCTCGACATCTTCGCCTACATCGACAACGGCAAGCCACGCTCGCCTGCCGATGCGCTCTACACATCCGGCTCCAACGGCTGCTCGCAGGCGCTGGCATCGGCCGTGAAGATCGCGGTGCGCTACGAGGCCGGCGGCTTCAAGATCGGCAGCATGCCACGCATGCCGGAACTGGAGCCTTATGAGGTGATGGACTACATCGCCCACCACGACGGCATGGTGGACGCCGCGCACAAACTGGTCGGCAACTTCAAGAAAAGCATGAAGGTGGTCGGCCACGTGGGCATCGCCACCTTCTTCTCGTGGCAGGTGATCGAGCGCTACGGCATTAACGAGCTCGATCGCTTCCTGTCCCCGCTTGGGTCAGGCGCCCACCTGGCGGAGGACAGCCCGATCCTGGCACTGCGTGATCGCCTGCGCAGCGCCGGGGATGACGAGTCGAAGATCACCCTGCAGCAGCGCCTGGGGCTGCTGATCAAGGCCTTCGGCATGCACTACCGCGGTGAGATCATCATCCTGAAGGCAACGCGCAAGCGCAATGCCGCACCGCAGCAGGAAGGACTATTCCTCGCCGACAACGAGGAGTTCCCGCAGTTCCCGCCGGCCGAAGAGATGGCCGAAGCCGCCTGACAACCTACGGGGCGGGCCTCCGGGTCCGCCCCACTTCCCCAGGATCAAGAGACATGCACCACACCGAACGGCGTGCGATCGCCGACATCAAGGTCGGGCTGCGTCATCGCACCGACATGGGCGACCTCGACGCCCTCTCCATATCCATCAGCACCGAAGGCCTGCTGCAACCGATCGGCATCCTGTCCGACTCGACGCTGGTGTTCGGCGCCCGCCGCCTGATGGCTTGCAAGAATATCGGCTGGACCGAGATAGACGTGCGGATCGTCAACGTGTCGTCCATCGCGATGGGCGAAATGACAGAGAACGAACTACGCAAGAACTTCACGCCCAGCGAACGTGTGGCAATATTCAAAACAATAGAGACAGTCGGTGCTGGGAGGCCTTCAGCAATAATTTGTTCCCCCGGGAACAAAATACCCATGCTGACTGTCGATGACGCGGCAAAGCGCGCAGGCTTCGCCAATCGTGGCACCGCCTACCGGGCCATAAGGGTGATCGACAAAGGCACCTCCGAGGTGGTGCAGGCGATGGACGCCGGGCAGATCACCATCACCACAGCCGAAAACATCGCCAGCCACCCCAAGGAGGAACAGGGCCCCCTGCTGGCCAGAGTCACGAATGAGCGCCGGCCAAAGCGGCTTGCCAAGGCCGAAGCCAAACCGAAGAGACCGGCACCGCAGAAGCCGCTGGACATCTCCCACATCGTCGGTCACCCGCCGACCCTGAGCCGGGAGGAAGCCGGCCTGTCGCCTGACATGACATGGGAGGAACAGGCACAGCACCAGGAGAAGTACGGCAAGGCGCAGATCACGCCGAAGCTGGTGCGCGACATGGCCGATGCCAAGGGCGTGGTAGAGAGTCGAACCGACAGCCTGGAGCTACTGCTGTCCGACATCCGCCCCGATGCCGCCGCCTACTTCGCAGCCCTCACCACCATGCTCGGGTGGACCACCGACCAGCGCAAGCCAGGCTACACCGGCAGGGGCTGGGAGACCGACTACGCCCGCATGGCACGGCAGGAACTGGCCAAGCTGCGCCGCCTCCTGCCCGACGCCATCGCCCTGCTGGAGACCTACCGCGTAGCGCTGGAGACCTATGATTCAGCCCTTGCCGGTGATGGGGTCATCGATCGCGTCCACTCGCAGATTGTCCGGAGCCTTGCCGAGACGACCCTGTAACGAGTAGCCGCCGCCCTCCTGGTCCAGCGCACCAGCGAGGGTGACGGTCCAACCCCAGCTATCAACCAGTACACCCACGATCGTGCCCGGCAACTCGCCCCGCTTGATCCAGCCAGTCCAGATCGTCGCCGGATCGTGCTCGTCCTCAGTCTTCTCGCTCACGGCGCGCTCCATGGTTCTTCAGCAGCAGGCCGCGGATGTCCCGCATCAGGATCGTCAACCCCTCCAGCTTGGCGTCGAGCGTGCCGTCCGACTGATGCAGCGACCAGCCGATAATTGTGCCGGCGACCCGCACGCTCTCGTCGAGGCTGGCGTGGTGCTCCACCAATTTTGCGTAGACCTCCAAAGCGATCATGTCGTCCCGCTCCAGCCGCTCCATCACCCGGCGGCGGGTCATGTGATTTTCGCGGAGAGGACGATTCCCCACGCCTTTAAGGCCTGCTCGACATCAGCGATGGAGCGGCAGACCGCAGTCGGACAGCCAGCCAGATCAAGTCGGTTATGCACCTGCTTCTGCACTGCGCTGAGCGCGCCCTTCGGGGCTTTCAGTTCGATAAAGTGCGCCTTCCCCTGAAAGCAGACCTGCAAGTCTGGGACGCCAGCCTTACAACCGGTGGCGGCCAGCTTCTGGGCTACTCTGGTATGACGCAGGCCACCATTGGGAATAGCAAAGTAGAAGGCCGAACGCGGCAACGCCATGCTCAGGTACTGGCAGACTGCCTTCTGAAGGCTAAACTCCTCCTCGGCCCGCTTGTGTCCCTCAGCGCCGAACTCGGTGACTAAGTCGCTCATATACATCACGCCACCGCCTTGGGTCGCGGCGCCGGCTCGCCGCGCAGCTGATACTGCGGGATGTCGAGTATCTTGCTGATGGCGGGGATATGCCAGTCAGGGATCGAATACCACTGCGCCACCGCGGAGCGGGAGATGCCCAGTTCTTTGGCCAAGTGCGTCACCATGCCGCGCTGGCGCAGCAGCGCCGACAGCACCGGATCACGGTCGCGCTCCATCCGTGGAGACTTGTAGTCGTATCGCATGTTTTTCTCCTTGCGTTTCGTCTTGCCTGAACATAAGTAAGGAATGCCAAGCCGATCCACAAGGAGATTCTGATGGCTGACTTCCACGCCGTGACTGCCAAAGCATACGCACTGCAGGAACAGTTGCGGGCCGAGGGCTACGAGGATGACGTCGTCACTGCGGCGATCGAATCCGAGACCGACCTGTTCCGGGTATTCGACAGGGTTGCGGAGCGCATCGACCAGGACAACCGCTCAGCGGTGATTGCCCGCGAGCGCGCCAAGCGTTTGGAAGCCCGTGCCGACCGGAACACCGAGTTCCTCGACTTCTTGATGCGGACCATCGGCAACGAGACCAAGATCGAGCGTCCGACCGCAACGGTTTACTATCAGGCCAATCCGCCAAAACTTGAGATCGACCCCGACACGCGGCTGGCCGACAGCCTGCTCACCGTGGTGCCGGATAAAGCGGCGATCACCAAAGCCCTGAAAGCCGGCGAGGACCTGCCCGGCTGCCGCCTGACGCAGGGTCGCAGCCTGCGCGTCAAGACGCTGTAAGCCCACCACACGAGAGACAGAGACATGAGCGACCTTTCCACACTGCCGCAAATGGACGGCATGATGCAGACGCTGGAGCGTCTGGCGCGCGACCCGCAAATCCCGACAGAGCGCATCACCGAGTTGTTCCGGCTCGCTGAGAAACGCGAGATGGCCATGATGCGGCGCATCTACTTCACCGACATGAACGCCATGCAGATGGAACTGACGCAGATCACCCGCGACAGGCACAACCCGGCGTTCCACAGCAAATACGCCACCGAAGCGGCGATCGATGCGGCGGCGCGCCCGGTCTATACCAAGTATGGTTTCAGCATCACCTACGGCACCGCTCCGGCCATTGTGCCGGGCAACATCGCGATCACCTGCACGGTTGCCCACCGCAGCGGCTTCGCAGAAACACACTCGCTCGAAGCCCCCGCCGTCCCAGCGAACCGTGGCGTGACGCAACTGCAAGCTGTGGGCGGAACTGTCACGTATCTCAAACGAACGTTGGTTAAGATGGTGCTGGCATTGGTCACCGCGGACAACCCGGAAGACAACGACGGCAACGGCATCGTCGAGCCTCCAGCTAAGTCCGAGCCCAACTACGCCGAGATCGTCGCGATGTTTGAGACAGCGGCTGCCCGCATCAAAGACTCGGACGAAGCGCGCAAGCTCATGGAGTGGAAGCCCGGCGTGATTGCGCTCACTGCCCTGCCGCACGGTGATGAGCGCCAGCGCTACATGATGCTCCGCTCCAGGGTGCAGGCCGACTGGCTGAGCAACAAGGACGACGGCAGCAACGCGTCAGAAGACATAGAGGGCCTGTGATGAGCGGCAACAAAACCCAGCGCGGGTCGACACCACAGCATCAGCGGATCTGCGCGCTGGTCACCACCGTCCTCAAGCTGGAGGAGGAGGCGACCACCATGAAACAACTGCTCATCCAGATGTCGGCCAGGCTGCTGCGGCTGGAGCTCGCGCTGAGCGTGCTCGACAAGGACGGGACATTGACCGCGATCCTGCGACCGGAACAGTTTCAGTCGGAACAGTTTTAGTGGATACCGCCGCACCGAGGTGGCTCCCCGCTGCGGCGGTCGCCTGGGCTCAGACGCTCAGGCAGCGGGCGAGGTGGTCACAGGTCCCCCAGACCAGAGTGCCTCGCCCGTACTCTTCATTCCTGACCGCTGCTGCTGACAGGTCTCGATCATCTTGAGCAGGATGCGCTCCCGCCCGGCGCTGAGCCGGTCCTCCAGGTAGAACAGCCCGCCCACCACGACGACATTCAACGCCAGTATGGCCAGGAAGCCCGGCGGCAGGGTGCCGATCAGCTTCTCAATCAAGGGACGACAACGTTATGTCTTACGACATCATCGGCTGGCTTTGCGTGCTGCTTATGCTCAGCCTGATCGGCCTGACGTGGTGGGCAGTCTATACCTTCGTCCCGCCGCCGCCGCCGAAGCCGCCTAAGGTCAGCAGGCCACGGCCATTCGCTTACGTCGAGCCACGCGAGTCGGTAGACGCTCACCTCACACGCGGCCTGATCACCATCCTCCTGCTGGATATGTTTTGCGGCCCCCGGGATCACTGAATACCGCGCAGGCGCAGCTGCTCCTCCAGCCGCGCCCGTTCCTCCTGCTGACGCCGCAGCTCGCCAGGATCGGTCCCTAGCACCATGCTGCCCAGCAGGCCGCGCTGGCTTGGCTGTGGCAGGCCCAGCCCAACAGTGGGAAGCACTCCAGGCGACGGTGCAGGCGGGCCATACTCCGACCCAGGAGCGCCCGGTAGGTGCGTGCCGAGCTGCTCCTTCACCCGCTCCAGACGCTTGGCGTAGATGCCGCCCAGCGCATCGCGCGCACGGTTGGCAATGATGGTCTCAGTGGCGAGGCCTGCCAGACCACCAACAGGCCCTCCAACTGCGTAGCCGCCAATCGGCCCCAGACGGCTGGCCATGCCGCGCAATATTTCCATGCCGTCGCTGGTCTTCGACGACCGCTTCAGCAGGTCGAGGTCTTTCGGGTCCCAGCCGCGCGTCATCTTGGGGTCTTTGCTGTAACGCTCGATCGCGTTCCGCAGGGTTACCTGCGGGTTCTGCGTGCCCTCGGCCTTCTCGATCATGCGCTCGATGTCCTGCATCCGCACCGCAATCGACCACGACCGGCGGGCGTCCTTCAGCGCCGCGAATCCAGCTGGCCCGCCGACCGTCTCACCCTGGCCCACACTCTCCACGTGATCACGCAGCGCATGCTGCATCTCGAGCAGCCGGGACGCCTCGTCTTTCTTGCCCGCGCGCAGCGCCACCTCGATGCGGTCGCCGATCTTCTTGTCGATCTCCTGCGTGCCGCGCAACGATAGCTCTTGCCCGCGCAGCGCGTTGTTCAGGTCGCCGATCGATGCATCCACCGCGTCAGTCGGGTCGAACCGCCGCGCCTCGGGTGTCTGCGTACGAATGCCGGAGATCTTGTTGTCCAGGAACGCGTCGTTCGCCTTAGCTGAGACCCTGCCGCCGTAGTGGTCGGCGAGGGCATAGTGCGCACGCGCCACATCGAACGCGTCCGATGCAAGGGTCGTGACGTTGGTTGGCGGGACGTAACCCGGTGGCGAGGGCAACGGCCCAGCGACCGGCGCACGCACCTCAACGTCGGGCGTCCCCAGCGCCGGGCTACGCACCGTATAGGGCAGCGTGGTGGTGGATGCCGGGCCCTCTGGCCCCGGCGCCGGCATTCCACCGCTCCTAACCTCCTCGCGTTCCGCCCGTCGTCGCAACGCCTCGGCCAGTGCTTCCTTGTTCAGCGGGCCACCGGGCGCGATATCGACGGGGCGCTCTCCCGGCACATAATCCTTTGGTCGTCGCATAGGCATCCCGCCGGGCGTCAGCGTGCGCGGCAGCACCGGGGCCATTCCCGCCATCACAGGCGAGAGCGAGGCAACAGCGGCATTGAAGTCCCGCCCCGCTCCTGGCGCCCCAGCAGCAGTCGCCAGTTCCTCGGCGGTCGCGCCAACACCCGCCCCGATCGCCGCGGGAATTGCCGCCGCGGTATTCAGTGCCGGGTTGATGATGTTGCGGTTCATCCATCCGCCGAACGGTCCGTAAGACGGTGCGGCGTTCATCTTCTCCTGGTATTCCGGGGTCATCGCGTTCGCATCGGTCCAGGCGCCGGTAATCGCGTCGCGTACCCGCTTCACTGCAGGCAGCCGCGCGCTGCCCTCGCTCTCCTTGGTCGGTAGCTGGTTGTAAGAGGTCGCCGTTACCGGCCTAGGCGTCATGCGGTATTCCAGATCGCCGCGCTGCCCGGTGTAGGGATCGACCGGTGGCTCAGCACTATCCAGCACGTTGCCGCCAGCACCGACATGGCCGAAGGCCGGTGCTTGGGTGTATGGGTCGAACGCCATCACTGCCCTCCGTTGGGACCGGGGTAGACGTCCACCGTGTTATCGCCCCGCCGGTAAAGCTGGCCCGGCCTGACGTTGTCGCGGAACCAGTCGCCCCGCCTGTCGGACGGACCCTTGTCGATCTCAGGCGGCACCTGCCGGAAGATAGGCGGCACCTCCTTGTGCGCCTGGGCGATCGCCTGATGCGGCGCCACGCCGCTGCCCACGAGGTTGCCGATCAGCACCGCCACGTCGCGCTTGCGCTCCTGGGCGGCGATCAACCCGGTGATGATCAGGTTGCGGGTACGCTCATCCTGGCGCGGGTTGGCGACCATGTTCTCCAGGAAGATCAGGTCGCGGTCGCTCACTGCGCCCATCGCCACGCCCGACTTGATGTCCTTGATGGCGGCATTCACCGTCGCCTGGAACTGCTGCACGTCGGCAGCCTTCTTGTGCATGCCCTCGCTGCCCCAGCCGGTCGCGGTGATGATGTCGGCGAGCGATTTTCCGCCTACCTGGATGTCGCCGATCAGCGTGCCGGAACCCACCTGCTTGGACAGGACGCGCAGCGCCTCCAGCGAACCGATGCGATCGCCGGTCAGCGCCACGTCGGAATCGACGCCCTCCAGCACCTTGGTCTTGCGCGCGTTGGTTACCGCATTGTCGGCGGTCAGCCGGGTCTCGGCTCCCGAGACCAGATCACCGTGCGCCTTGCGCAGCTGCTCTTCCTGCTTCTCCCACCACTTCGCCTCGATCTCCTTGCCCTTGGCGCGTGCCGTGGCTGCCGCCTCGCGTACCTTGGCCTCGTGGTCGGCGATCTTCTGCCGCGCGGCCACGATGGTGCTGGCGTCGCCGCCCTCCAGCTGGCGTGCGCGCTGGGCGTTCTTCAGCGCCTGCTCCAGCTGGGCACGCTCTGACTGCACGCCCTGCTTGTCCTCGGGCGTCAGGTCGCCGCTGAACAGGCGCCGATCCTCGTCGGTCGGCTGGCGCAGGTTGGCCTCACGGAACGCCCGGTAGCCCGGCACACCCGGCGGCAGGCCGATCGTGTCGTCCGGTTGCTGTGGCGCTGTTGCTGTTGCTGTTGGCGCTGTTGCTGTTGGCGGCGGCGCATTGGCCATGCTGCCGTCCGGTTTGATCACCAGACCGGAGGGCTTGCCGTCCGCCCCCAGCATTGGCACCGGCTGGCCGCTCTCTGCCGCCCTGGCGCGCGCCTCTGCCTCTGGCAGCGCCGGCTGCGCAGCTGGTGCAGGCGTGGCTGCGGGTGCGCCGGTTGGCGGTGGCTGAGGTGGTCCTGCCACCTTGTAGGGCGGCGGCGTGGCTGTGCCGCCTGTTCCGGTCTTGACCAGATCGTAGCCGCCAGCGGCATTCTTGACCCAGTTCTGGCCCCACTTGGACGGGTCCCACGGCGCCGTGCCGCGCTTGTCGTAGATCGCGTCGAACACGGCGTCCTGCACCTCCTTGGGCGCCTTACGCGCCTCTGGATACTTGCTGACGTCAACGCCAGCGAGCTTCGCCCCCTCTGCCCATGTGGTGTTGGTGAACCCATAGAGACCGCCAGCTGTTGCGCCGCGCGCGTAGGCCGTGGGGTCCGCCTTGGCGACGTAGTTCAGCGCCGTGGGATCACCGCCGGATTCGCGCTGCTGGATGATCAGGCGGTCCTTCTCCTTGTCGCCGGTAAACTGCGGCGCCCCGTCCGCACCACCACCCGCCCCACCACCACCCGCACCCGCAATGCCTGTGCCCGGCCCGTCCAGCGACTGACTGCGGTTCTGCAGCTGCAGCAACGACAGCCCAGCCTTCATTCGCTCGATCCGGTCGCGGTTCTGCTCGACGCCGAGCTTCGCCAGATCCATCCGCTGCTGATAGTCCTGCTGCGCCGCCGCAGCCGCCCGCCGCTGGTCCAAATCCATCGACTGCTGCGCGCCCTGCAGGCCAGTCGCCGCGGCCGTGAGCAGGTCCGGCCTTACACGCGCCGGTCCCGATGCCTGCAGCATGTTCAGGCCGAAGTTCAGCAGCGCCCGGCTGCCCGCCGCGTCCGCCTCCCGGCCTCCCAGCCGGTAGGTCGGTGACTGTCCGCCCGCCAGCACCTCACCGATCCGTCCCAGCAATCCGGGCCGCGTGCCGTCATCCGGCGTCCCGCGCGGCAGCGTCGGCAGCACCGGAGCCTGTTGCGACGTCAGCAGTTCCTGGATCTGTTCCTCAAGTGTTGGCATGGCTCACCCCAGCAATCCGCGTGGCCGATACGCCACCGGCACGCCGTACTGGCCTCCGGTGTAGGCATCGCGGCGTTTCAGCAGCGCCTCGACAACCTGCGCCAGCGTCTGCTCCCCGCCCTGAGGCTTGCCGGTGGTGCCCGGTCGGATCGTGGTCTTGGGGCCCGCCGAGGTGCCGGTTGGCGATGCCGCCTTGGCCGCGGTGCTGACACCCGACGCCAGCGTGCCGCCGGCCTTGAGCTTCTGGCCCAGCGTCGCCTTGTCCCACCATGCCGCCGCCTTATCGAGCAGGCCCTTCGAGCCCGCCTCAGACCACGTGCCGGTGTCGAGCACGCCCGGCGCCGACAGATCCGACACCTGCAGCGTCGCCGGTCCCTCCCACGTGCCAGCGGCACCCGTATCGCCCAGCAATCCAGGGGTCGCGGCGCTGTCCCACACGCCGCCCTCGATGACAGGCCCCGCCGCTGCCGGCTCTGACACGGCGCCGCCGAGGAAGATCGGCTCTGCCGCCGCGGGCGCAATCGTTGCCGCCGCCTCCGCTGCCGTCGTGGGTATCGCCAACCCGAGCGTGGGCACCGCAGCCGCCGCTATCTCCGGTGCCACTGCCGCCGTCCCGGCGAGTGCCCCGGCTGCCCCGATCGCCTCCGGGGCCATCGCCGCCAGCGCCGCCGCCGTCGTCGCAGCCGTGGCTCCCGCCGCCGCCGTGGCGCCCGCCCCCTCTGCCGCCGCAGCGAGCAGGGCAGCCTCGCCAATGCCAGCGTCGGCCATCTACCCGCCCCCACCAGTTACGCCGTTGTCGAGAAGACTGCCGACACCGCCGGCTAGACCGCCCAGCGCCGCCGTGCCGCCGATCGCCTGACCCCACGGGTTCGAGTAATACGGGTTCATCTCCTGCGAGAATCCCGAGTTGTTCGTGCTGTAGGGTACGCCCGACACCGCGCCGAGCAGCGTCTGCAGTTGTTGGTACGGGAAGGCCTGCTGCTGCGCGAAGGCGCCCTGCTGCGCGTTGAGCAGTTGCTGCTGATACTGCTGCTGCTGCGTCCCGGCTTGATTCAGCGCGTTGCTCTGACCCAGCATCATGTTCTGCAGCGAGGTCAGCGACTGCGGCAGGTTCTGCGCCGCAGTCTGGGCCGCGCCCAGGTTGGACGACATGATGTCGGCGCCGAGCTTCTGATTCTGCCCGTAGCCACCCTGCAGCAGGTTGGCCAACGCGGTATTGGAGGCGAGCCCTTGCTGTCCCGCCTGCAGCGCTACATCGCGGCTGATGCCGGTGGCCTGGTTCCACTGGTTGTTCAGTAGGTCGCCGAGATATTTCTCCGACCCCAGCGCCGCCTGTGACTGCGCGATGCCCTCCTGGACGCCCTGCCGGCTGCCGCCGAACGCACCGGCTTGGTTGGCGTTCGCGCCGATCGTGTTGAGGTTGGACCGCAACTGCTGCTGCATCAGCTGGTTCGCCGGGTCGACGACCGACTGGGTGTAAGGCGACATCAGTTGCTGCGCGCCAGCCGCAACGCCCTGCGCAGTTGCCGGGCCTTGGCTCGTGTAGTTCCCCAGCAGACCCTGCGACGGCCCGAAGACCTGCTGGTTGAACCCCTGCTGCAACTGGTTGGTGTTGCCCTGGATGCCCGCAGCACTGAGCGGCGTCACCTGGCTGGCTAAGGCCTGCTGGGCATTGATACCGCCGGCTGCGGCGCCCATCCCCAGGCCCTGCACGGCTTGGACCTGCTGGTAAGCCTGCTGCTGTGCCGGATCGATGCCGGCAACCGTCTGGCCGGTGTATGGGTTGTATGGCTGGTTGCTCAGGTCGGTGGCACGTTGCACCGCACCCGCACTTGCCTGTTCCAGCCACGGTGGGATGTAGGCGTTGGTGTTCTGAACAGTGTTTGTGGACTGCCCGCCGCCGCCACTAGGTGGCATGACTATTCCCCTACTTTAACGGCTGAAGGATTTTGTCGAAGCAGACTCCGCGCAACCGCCACTTTTCGCCAAATGGCTTGCGGTGCGCGCCGAGCCAACCCATGCGTCCAGATGCGATCGCCAGACTGCAACCCTGCTCTATGGCCCACGCGTCGATGTCAGGCTGTAGCTCTGCACACTCTCGCAGCGTGCCGCTGACGATCCAGTAATTGACGGCGCGCAGGCGGGGAAAGACGATCACCTCGGTGACAATGACACTGTCGCCGTTAGGCCAGCACGCAGCGCGGTTCTCGCGCACCCGGTCCATGACGTCGGCAACCGTGTGCGTGTTGTTGGCGTAGGCTAATGCCTTCTCGAACCGCCTGAGTTTCTCTTCGTTGGTCACGGGGTCGCCTCTGTGACAATCGTCCCGGCATCGGTGATCGACACGCGCCACGACGTGCCGTCTGGCGAGATCAGCCCGACGAAATGGTATGAAGGACCCGCCAGCCCGGCGTTGGCCTTGCGATTGATTTCGGCGGCGATGATGGCCAGCCGCTCATCGATGCTGCCAGCAGTCGGCGCCTGGAACGGCGCGGGCGGACGGCTGACCGGGCGAACTGTCATCAGTGTGCCCCCTGCGGCAGAGCGTGATATAAGCGGGACGACGTCGGTGTTTCAGCACCAGCGCCGCCCCTGACCCCGAGCCTTTCACAGAAGGACCGAAGCTGATGCCACATAAGGACCCAGAAGCGCGGCGCGTCTATCATGCGGCGTATAGAGCGGCACGCAAGGCCGACGCTGATAGATATGAGGAACACAAAGAGTATCAGCGCCAGTGGAAACACGCACAGCCGCCCATAAGTCAGGAAGAGGGACGCGCCAGGTATGCGGCGCGTCGCGAAGCTAATCAGGCCAAGGCAAGGGCCTTTTATGCCGCCAACCGAGAGCGGTCCATTGCCAAGAGTCGTGCATGGCAGGTGGCTAATCCTGACAGAAAACGAGAGAACGGCGCCAAATGGGCGGCGAACAATCCCGAATGGTGTAGCTACAAGGCGCACCGAGGCGCAGCCAAGCAGCGCGACGTGCCATTTCTGCTCACATTCGATGAATGGCTGACAATCTGGCGCGCCAGTGGCAAGTTCGCGCAGCGCGGTAGAGCTAGCGACGAGTACTGTATGGCACGATGCGGCGACCAAGGGGCATACGCAATCGGCAATGTCCGCATCTGCACGAACCGAGAGAATGCTACCGAACGCTGGCAAATAGTTCGTCAACGACGGCCACCTTTGCGAATCTGAAGACGAGGCCGACCGATGGCGAATGGTTCATCAGCGTTGGCTTCCATTCGCATTCTAATATGGCGACCGCTAAACCTGACATCCATCAATCCGTTATGGACCTCTGAGTACAGGCCAGTGTCGTACTCAGTACCTTGTGGCTGCTCTCTGGTTAGGAAACGGTAGGAAACGCCACTGGGCGCCGCCGCGTCGAGGACAAGTTGGCGCACGTGGAAGCGTGCATCACCCTCGCCCAGTACTATGTTGCCGCTTTCGGCATAGACCGAGCCGGCGGGCGCGCGCGGCACCCCGTTATCGCTCCAGCCATACTCGTGCAGATAGAGACAATGCTCTGCCGTCCTGATCGGCCCTGCCAGGATCGGATTGTCCATCACCCCGGTGCCGTCAGCCGCCGTCCGATTCCGCACCCCGATCGTCCATGGTCGGCTTGCGTCGGCATAGTTGACCGCGATGTAGCGGTTGCACTCGTTGGCACCCTCATCCGGCCAGTCCCACCAGAGTTCACTAAACGCCGGGTTTGGCGAGCCGAACACGCGCCCCACCATCTGCCGGTTCACGAGGCTGAAAAACCAATCATCGACGTCGCACTTCAGTGGCTGCACGCTGCCGGCATAAGCCCAGAATGTCTGCAGGCCCGGCCACGCGACATTGCTGCCGATCCGCACCACAGAGCGCGGCGAGATCGGCCCACAGCCCGAAGCGATCTCGACAATGCCGTAAGCGTAAGGCGGTCCCACGTAGGTCATCTTGTGCAGGTCGTTGCCGGTGAACAGCAGGATGCTGTCGGCGATCTTGATCGCGGTCATCGCATAAGACTGCGTCGCGAGCAGTTTGTCGCCCGCCATATTGACCGCGGTCGGCGCCCAGACCGCGTAGTCCTCCTGGTCGCTCCAGGCGATGGCGCGCGGGTCGCCGCCGGCCCCGTAAAGCACTACGTGACGCTGGTCGGTGACGATCACGCCCCGGTTCATCAGCGGCGCCGCTGTGACGATCGTCGGCAGCACCGTGGGTGTGTTGGGGTCCCACTCGAACAGGTGGCCGTCCTGGGTGGGCACGATCAGCAGGCGCTCGCCGAACGTGTCCATGCTCCACCGGTCGCCCATCGTCGCGCTGATGTCCTGCGGGCCGACATCTTCGGGGTCTCGCGCGGTGCCGTAGGCGTCCTCGCCGTAATCGCCCAGCCCGTAACCGTTCAGCGCACCAGGCGGATCGAGCGGCCCGACACCGGCTGGGGTGATGGTGTAGATGGTGTCGGTGTCGAAGCGGAATGCGTATAGCCCGACATCAGTGCCAAACGCAGCCCAACGCACGCGTGCATTGTCGTGCCATGTGATCAAATCGCGTATCGGGTCGGAAACGCCGCTGCCGATGATATTGACGTTGCCGCCGATCGGCTGAATCTGCCCGCCGCGGAACCGGATGTTGTTTGTGTCCCACCACCTTCCGGAAGTGGCTTCTGGCGTCGCGTTCCTGACGACGCCTGGCGGCGGGGCTTGGGTGAGGCGTGGCACTAGTGGGTGCCTCTCATGGGCGCTGACATCAGCCGACGCACCAGCGGCACCGCAGCGGTCGTGGCGGTTACGGCAGCCTGACTACCGGCGTAGATGATCTTGGAGACGACCATGACCGGCTGCACCACCTCGAGCCGTGTGCCACTGCCGCCCGACGCTACGTTGTGCGTGTGATCGCCGCTCCAGGGGACGGCATGAAGGTGGTCACCGATCGAAGTCGTGGTGTGCGTGTGATTGCCTGCCCAATACAGGTAATGCACGTGGCCGCCTGTGGTGTTGGTGTTAATTTGATGCACATGTTCGCCGTTGATGCTGGTCGTGTATGACGCACCGCCGAACGCATCGCTGATGACATTTGCGCCGCCGCCAGCGCCCGCCGCCCCCAGGTTCCACAGGCCGACCGTATGGTTGTGCGACCCCTGCGGGTCGGTGCCGCCGCTGTGCGCGTGATCGCCCGCAATCGTCGTCCCGAAGCCGGTGCCGCCCGTGTCGTGATTGTGCGACCCCTGCGCATCGGTGGTGTGTGAATGCGCCCCGTTGGGAAGCACAGAGCCGCCATGGTCATGACCACCAGCCGTTGTGGATGCGAAGTTCACGTTTGGCAGGTTGGCTTGCAGGATGCTGTAGGACAGCGAACCGACGCGCTGGGCGAAGGCGTAGCTCCGCGCCGTGCCGTTCGCATCGGTGACCGTGCCGGCGCCGATCGCGGCGCGGCCATTAGCCGGCGGCAGGTTGAACGTGGTGGAGCCGTCCCCGGCACCCCACGCGGTGCCAATGGCGGCGAATAGCTCGCTGTAGGTCGTGCGGCTGATCTGCCGCCCGTCGCAGGCGAGCCAGCCGGGCGGCGGGGTTGGCCCTGCATAATCCAAAATCGCCCCGCATGGCATGGCCATGGATACGAACTCGTCCAACGTATCCATGTTCTCATTAATCTTCGTTCCCCAACTGTCACGACTCGCCCCGACCTCAGGCTTAATCAGTGACATCTGGGCGGTGTAGGTGTCGGCCATGGTCAGGTGTCCGCTGTGTCGTCGTTGGTTTTGACGTAGTTGCCGTCTCCCGCGACCGGCAGGCGGAAGCGAAAGCCGTTTGGCCCCAATCCGGTCCAGCCATACTTGGTGCCGACGCGGCGCTTCCAGTCGCGGTGATCGCCGAACCCTGGCGCGGGAGCGGCGCGCGGCAACACCGTGACGCCGCTGACCTTGTTCTCGGCCACGTAGACCGTGCCGCCGTCGCACGCCTTCCAGTCCGGATTGCCGGTGGATGATGCACGGATTGTCCCAGCAAGTACTGTCATGGCTGTATCCTCAGTGAATCATCGTGACCATAGGCCCGCCAGCCGCCGGGACCACCACGGCGACGGACGCCCAATGCTCCAGCAGCACCTGAGTGACGACCGCCTGGAGGTTGCCGGATGCGACGCTGGCCCAGTGCTCGGCGATCACCTGCGTAATCCGGGCGTCGGGGTCGGTGGTCAGCCAGTGCTCGGCGAGTGCCTGCGATGCGATGGCGTTGGTGGGGACAGATGCACCTGCGGTGAAGCCGCTCGTGTAGCCGCTTGGCACTGCACCGACGAACGCGGTGTCACCGAAGTTCGCTGTTGTCTGCTCAGAGCCACCAATTAACCAGGCAGTTGGATAGATAGGAATACCCCTACCTTGTGCAGTGACAAGGATACCGCCGACACCAGTTGCAGGGTTTGCGCCTGCCGAACCATTCCAATTGCCTACCGCACCTGACCGAAACCAGATCAGTCGTTGGTCGCAATCCACTGCAATGCAGACAACCGTGTTGTTGACGATTGTGCCGATGGTGCTGCCGGTGGTCGCGCCATCTAGGAAGATAGCACCGCTATGCCCTGGGCCACATGCTCCAACTGCAATGGCAGAGATGGGTGCCGTGCCGACTGCATTCGCATTCCATGAAATGCCAACACAGCTACCAGCACCAGTGTTCACGACACAGGTGCATTCCCAATAGAACTTGCCTGTGACTTGTTTATCGACAGCACGCACGCCAGCCTGCGCGCCGCTTGTGCTGGTGGCAATCAGATTGCTGCCAGTCAGCGTAATGCTGCCGCTCTTATCGCTTGGGTTCCATGTGGTATTAGACATTGGCAACGACCTTGCTGGCAACCCCAAGCCAAGCTATTCTCCACACATGAGAAGACCCAGCGTCACTGTGAATTGCCGCCTCTGCGGCAAAGCCTTTCAGACCCGAGCGTCCAACATCGCGCGTGGAAATGGCCGCTTCTGTAGTCGATTGTGCTCGGACGCCGGCAGACAGGGGACGCTTGATCAGCGGCTCTGGAAGAATGTCATTAAGAAGCGCGGTTGCTGGGTTTACCCAAGCGTAGACTATTTTGGCTATGGCAGGATACAGGTCGGCTACAAGCAGACTAAAGCTCACCGGCTCGCGTGGGAACTGACCAAAGGGGCGATCCCAGTCGGGATGCACGTCTGCCATAAGTGCGACAACCCGGCATGCGTGCGGCCCAGCCATTTGTTCCTCGGCACCGATGCCGACAACATCGCGGATATGGACGCAAAAGGACGAGGGTTCAGACCGGGCGTAACTTTGGATGCTACACGGGTCAGGCGCATCCGCCGGATTTATGCTGCGGGACGGACCAGCCAACGAGCACTCGCCCACAAGTTCGGTGTCAGTCTCAGCACCGTGTCCGGCATCCTGCGCGGCACCCGGTGGGCGCATGTGACCTAGGTCCATCTCAAGCCACCACGAGCGGGCCGATATTTACAGTATTCACTGCCGCCGCAGTCCATGCGCTGCCCGTAGCGGGGTCTGTGACATCGTGACGCCACGCCCACTGCCAGTTCGACGGTGTGAGCACAACGGTCGGTGACGCAACCGTTGTCGCACCCGACTTGAGTTGCACCGCCGCCGTGCGTGTGCCCGCATCGGACTTGATCATATATGCGCGCGTGGTGACGGCGTATGTGGTGAGCGGTGTCGATGCGATGGGTGCGATACCGTAGAGGTCGCTGTGTCCGACTACGCTGTCGAACACGTAATCCGTCGTGGTGTTCTGCTGCGGCTCATCCACACAACTGAAGTTGGATGCGCCGGTTGTCCGCGAGAACTGCACGGCTGCATCGGACGCGGGTGCGCGTGTGTAGGCTCTTAAATCTCCGAGGAATGTGCCGGTTGCTGCGCTGCTCCGCCAATACAGATCGTCTATCTCGTGCGAGTTAACCGCAGCCTGCATTCCGACCGTCAGCTTGTTGGCATAAGCGTTGGCAGAGTTCTGGGTGTCCAGGCTGCCTGTGGCACGGTCGTTGACCGTGTTTCCGTTCTTGCGAACCGCCCAGCTACCCGTCGTGTTGTTGATCGCCACTTCAATCTCGAAGGCATACCATGTATTGGTGACAGGGAATGCGCCGGTATAGGTGTCCAACACCGTGCCCGCTGGTGTGCCAGATGTCAGCAGGATCGCGCCGTCGCTACGGAACACCACACAGCATTGCCCGGTCGTGCCATCGAGCAGTTGCAGATACAAACCCAACGTCGTTCCGCTGATCGCCGCCGTCTGCCGGAAAGCAACCACCAGATGGTGGACGGCATCGTTGGCACCGTTACTCTTGGTCAGGAGCGTCGATGTGGCGGTGACATGCAGCGCCTGACTGCCGCTGAACCGGCCTGCAACGAATGTCGGTGTCCCAGCGCCACTATCCCAGTATCCCGCGATCATGTCGGCCGCTGCCGCGTAGCAATCGAACCCGTCCGCGAAATCCACCATCGTCTAGCTCCACGTCACAGCAAGCGACAGCAGCGCATCTGTCGGTGATCCGGTGCTGCCGGTGATGACCGCCGTGATGTTGTCGCCCGCAGCGAAGGTGTTTGCCGCAGTCGCTGTCGCAGTCGCCGGGGTGGCGGACGAGACCGCGACCGCTGACAGGCCGGTGACCGTGGTCCCGTTGACCTTGATGGCCACGGTGAAGCTGCCGTTGCCGGTAAAGTATTTGAGCGTGTTGATGGTGCCGCCATATGGCATGTCCCACCACCAGACCGTATCGTCGCTGACCGTGGCAGCGTTCTGCCACTGTGCCTGAAGGCGGGCCTTGTCGCGCGCCTTGGGCGCCGAGGCTACCGGCAGGAACGGCCCACCAGCCAGCGCGGTGTCCAGCGTGTCGGCATTCAGGTTCAAGTGCGATCCCCAGACATCATCGTCCTCGCCGGGAACCGGCTTGTAGAGGCCGAGATTCGGCGTCTGGGTGTAGTCGCTCATGTCGGCTCCAACTCAGGCAGGCGTTGCTTGGTCCATGTCCCCGTCCCGCAGGCGTCTACCGGCTCCCAGACGCCCGGCGTGCAGTCCTGCTGTGGCCATGCGCCGACGCTGCCAGGCGGCGTCCTGCGCCACGCCAGGGCCGCGGCACCGCTGGCGTCGAACGACAGCAGGCTGATGCCGCCCACCTCGTAAACGACGGCCCGGTTGCGCGAGTAGGGGCCGGCGCCGTAGGGACCGCGACCGAATGGGCGGGGTGCGGGCATCAGACGCCAGCCACCGCTGCCCAGGTACCGCCGCCACGGCTCACGTAGAGCGTGGCACCAACAGCACCGCCGACGCGCGAATATAGCGAACCCACCGGTTGCGTCGATGTCGGCGCGGCTGTGCCGCTCGTCCAGGTGGGGCCCGATGTTGTGCCAGTTTGCACCGCAGCTGCGGTAACGACGCCGGCACCGTCCACCTGAAAGCCGGCAGACTTGAATGCGGCGGTGTTAAACGTGATTGCCGAGAAATCCACGCCGAACGCCGCCACAACGGCTGGTCCGCCCGCCAACAGAGAGATACCAGTGCCGATCAGCGTCGTGGCGGCGTTGCCGATCCACCAACCGTCTTCAGAACCGAACTGGATCACCCGCTTGAAGGCCGCCAGGCCAGGGCTGCCAGCGCCATTCGCGCCAAACCCGAGGCCATAATCGGAAATGGACCCTTGCACCGCGTCGAGCGGATCGAGAACAACCTTGATCCCCTGCTTATAGGCAAGGGACGACCCGGCGGTGGCGCCCAGGTCCACTTCCAGCGAGACGACTGAGTTCCAATACGTCGCACCGCTGGTGATCTTCGCGAGCGTGTTGCCGCCGAACAGATTGCCCTTCGGGGCGCCTGCGGTTCCGTTATCATTGACGTTAGATGTCATCCGGCCATAGAGGCCGACATAAAACACACCGGTTCCGGTCGTGTTGCCCGTCGTGCCGTTAACGGTGCCCATCGCAGCCACGAGCGTGCGGTTGCCGCGCATCGATGCGTCACCACCTGCCCATCCCACCTTTAGGATCTGCATGCCACCGAGGGCTGCGGCATTGACGTGGTCCGAGTTTATCAGCACCGAGTTGAAATCGTTCTGCCCGGTTGTAACCGTGCCGGAAACGTTGGCGGATACGAACATAGGTTGGATCTGCGGGCCGGTAACCTGTCCGCTGCCGAGCGTTGCTGGCGGAACCACGCGCAACAACGTCTGGCTGGTGCCGGTCAGGTTCAGCGAGGGACCGATCAGCGGGCCGGTCAGCGTTCCACCGATCAAGGGCAAGAACGGACCAGTCGTCAGTGTTGGCGTCTCCGCCACTTGGACCGAGAGCGTGCCGGCTGAAAAGCGCACGATGTCGCCGGCCAGTACGTCCAGCATTAACGGCGTCGTGCCGTCTGCCGGGTCCACCAGCGGACCCCAATAGAGCCGCTCGCCGCCAGTCGCCCCGGTCCATATCTCGAAATAGCCAATTGCGCCCCAGTCCGTGGTGGCGGCGGGAAATTCAACCGTCGCGGCGTTGGCGGCGATTGTCGCGGACAGCATCGAGAACGTGGCTGCTACGCGCGCATAGCCGCCGCCGGACGCCTCGATGCCGCCGGTCTGCTCTGATGGCGACGTCTGGCACAGCGCCACGTAAACACGTCCAGGCGCCGTCATGGGGGCAATGGCCAACGTGTGCTGCAACAGCGCCAGTTCCAGATCGAGGCTGGCCGACCCGCTCATGTTGTCACCGTTTGCAGCTCAGCGGCAGACAGCGCCCTCGACCAATACCGAATACGCTGGATGTAGCCGTTGATGGCGAGCGCGCCGGCAGCACTGCCAATGTTGATCGTGGTCAGTGGCCCGAACGCGACGCTGGCTCCACCGCTCGTGGGGATCGACACTCCGTTGACGGCGCCATTCCATATCGCGTCGTTGGCAACGGCAGCCTTGAACGGGCCGGGTCGGGTGATTGCCACGCCAGCGGTATTGACCAGGTTGGTCGTGGCAACCGTGATGACGGCCCTGATCGAAAGCGTCGTCGCGGTCTGTTGCAACTGGACTATGTTATTCGTGGTCCCGTCGTTCAGGCCGACCCATCGGGTATTAGCTGCGGTCGCCGCGACGGTCGTCACCGCATAGGCATCGAGAGCGATGGTCTTGCCGCCAGTGCCACCGAGAGCCACGGCATCGGTGAATGTGGCGAGGTCGGCAATGCGCGTTGCCGTTGTGCCCGTCGTGGGCATCCAACTGGTGCGATATGGCCCGGCCTCAAGCTGTGCGTTGAGCACCGATCCGGTCACCGTGCAGGTAAGCGTGCCGGCGGTTGGGGTGAACGTCAGCGCCACACGCTGCGGAAACGCCCCGGTGCCCACCAACGGGCCGGCGGTAGACACGCCACTGAGCGTGATTGTGCCTGTGCCATAGAACGACAGTGTGTAAGCCTGCGCGGTGACGGTGACCGACTGCGTGCCGAGTGTCGCGCTGTTGAGCAGCAGATTAGCGCGCTGTTCCTCGATCAGCAGCCCGCGCAGGGCCAGCGTCACCGGGTCGTAGTCCCAGCGAGGCGCGTTCACCGCGGCGGTCTGCATCACGCCCGCGCTGTTGAAATACGTGCCGGTGCTGGCGCGGGTGAAGGTAATGCGCGGGTCCAGTGTGCCGGGCGTCATGAAGTCGAGCGCCAGCAATGGACCGCCACCGCCGCCGTTGAACGAGGCGGCATCGGCAACCAGCCCGCGCATCTCCCGCGAGAACAGCCTGCACCAGCCCATCGGCGAGATATCGCCCAGCACGCGCGCACAGCGCCCGCCGCGGCGTGGGGAGAAGTGACGGCAGAGGCTACAGTGTTCCTTGCCGCCTGCTCCGGTGTAGCGCGCCGCCGCCTTGCTGATCAGGGGCAGGGACATCAGCCAAAGACCCCACTCATCTCCTCGGTGTACGGGGCCCCGCTCATGGTAGATTGTTGCGTGTTCAGGTTGGCCCGCGTGACCGCCTGTTGATACTTGGCGTCCCACTGCGGCGCCATCGGCTCGTCCTGCTCTGCCAGGGTCGCATGCGCCAGGATGCCGTAGAGGTAGACCGAGTAGAGTTGCTCAAGAACGGGGTTGGTGTCGGACGGCAGTAGCAGCGCGCGGGGCTTGGCATACCAGTTCATGATGACGGTCTGCGGCACCCACAGCGGGTCGGGCGGGTCCGGTAGCCACGGGTGCGGCAGGAACTCGATGCAGTCGGCCACGAGCCGGTAGGCCCACGTCCGCCGGTTGCCGTAGTAGGTGCCGGGATACAGGTAGTCCACCGGAGGCGAACCGGAGACGTCGGTCCAACTGCCGGACCACTCGTCTTTCAGCACGAGGTTGTTGCCGGTGGCCGCGTCGCGGATCGACGCCATGGTGCAGAAGTCAGGCGGCAGGGTGATGAAGGCCGAATCAACCGGCTGGGTTGCCGACACCTCCATGCACCGGGCGCGCAGGGTCTGCTGGATCTCGGTCTCTACCAACTGCACCCAGGACGGGATACGTGCTGCAGCATCCCGGCGATCGAGATACCACAGCACATCGTCCGTTAACTGTTGGAATGACGCCAAG